TTCAAGAATTTACAACATTAGACAAAAGGTTAAGTGAATTAAGTAAATTTGGTAAAGGAAGTGAAAAAGAAGCAGCTAGATTAACTAGAGAGCATCTTAATAATATGGAATTAACAGAAGATGCTGCGCCTTTATATCCATTACTTAAAGATGCAAAAGCAACAGCAAAAGAAAGATTTGATGTAATTGATTCTAATCCAGCCTATGCTAAAGCAATAGGAGAAGGTAAAGATTTAGAAGGTGGTACATCACAAGGTGAAAGTTTAAATGCGGCAAAATTTCATAGACAATATGTTTCTACTGCTACACCTGAAGCAATTAGACGTTTAAAAGCTGAATTACCAGAAGATCATATTGCTCATGAAGCAATTACTTATGGTGAATTAGATAGAGCTAAAAAAGTATTAACTAATGCAAATGAATCAAGAGTTAAATCAGATCAATTTGGCGATTTTTTAAGAAATAATAAACCTATTTTAAAAGAAGCATTATCACCAGAAGCTATGCAAGATGTAACTGAAATAGGGCTTTTAAACAGCAAAATTGGTAAACCTGATGCTGGTACATTTAGTCATTCAAATACTTACAGTGCAATGTTAGGTGATTTTGCTGCAAATGGTTTATTAACTTTAGGCGAAAAAGCATTATCTGCAAAAACTGGTGGTTTATCTGCATATCCTGTATCAATGGCTAAAAAGTTTAAAGAAAAATTTGATAAAAATTCTTTTGCAAATGAACAAAGAAATAAATTAGGTGGACTTACTAAGGAACAACCATGAGTACAGAATCACCAATTGACCTTGTCAAGTATGGAGTACTTTGGCAAAAAGTAGAAGATTATGAGAAAAAGTTTGATTCTATGGAAAGAAAAATAGACAAACTTGAGTCATCAATTGAAAAACTTATTTCTATGGCTGACAAGTCTAGGGGTGGTTTTTGGGTAGGCATGATGGTTGTTTCAGGACTATCTAGCTTTGTTGGTTTTATTTCTCACTATGTGACTTTGAAATAATGGATCCGTTCACCTTGGCAATGATGGCAATTGGAGCTGTTAAGTCAGGTGTTTCAATGTACAAAGAAGCTAAGTCTGTAGGCAAAGAAGTATTTGGAATTTATACAGAATTAAGTGATTCTCTAGGTTCATTCTTTGACCATCAAGAAAAAGCTCATAAAGAAATAAAAGAAAAAGAAAAAAATCCTCCCAAAGGAAAAAGCATAAAAGCTCAGGCTTTAGAAAATGTTTTAAAAAGAAAGCAACTTGAACAAGCTGAATATGACTTGAGGCAAATGTTAACTTACCAAGCTCCTCCAGAGTTGGGTGCTTTGTGGACAGATTTCCAAGAGGAAAGAGCAAGACTTGAGAAAGACAAGTTTAAATATGAACAGGCTCAAAAAAAAAGGATGAGCAAGAATATTACAGAAAAGCAAGAAACAAAGAAAAATGGAATTTTAGAATTGCAATATGCATTGCAGTCATGGTGGTCATCTTTACAGTTGCAGGCTTAATGTATTACATCCATTGGGATTATCAGATAAATAAAGTAGAGGAACAATGGCATATTGAGTTTATGAAAAAGTTTAAACCCAATAGCAAAGAGTATGAGTGTTATAAAATTTTTCAGGAAACAGGGTATTCACCAAGATACTGTAACTAGGAGTTAATATGGATTGGTTAAAAACAATTGCACCTACTATTGCCACTGCTCTTGGCGGCCCCTTTGGAGGTCTTGCCTATGAAGCAGTTTCTAAAGTCTTAGGTATATCTCAAGATGATGCTCAAAAAATGCTTACTGATGGAAAACTTACTGCTGACCAAATAGCAAGTGTCCAACAAGCAGAAATAGCTTTAAAGGCAAAGGCACAAGAATTGGGTTTAGATTTTGAAAAATTAGCTGTTGAAGATAGATCATCTGCTAGAGCTATGCAAACTAATACTCATTCTTTTATTCCTCCAGCCTTGGCTATTATGGTCACATTAGGTTTTTTTGGTATCTTGGTAGGATTGATGATGGAGACATTCAAGACATCAGATGCATTACTACTTATGTTAGGTAGCCTTGGCACAGCTTGGACTGCTATCATGAGTTTTTATTTTGGGTCTAGTGCAGGCTCACAAGCTAAGGATGCAATGCTACATAAATCATCACCATTGGAAGAAAAATGATTAATTCAAGGAATTTAGATGAGTTACTACCTGAAGTTAAAGCAAAGGTTGAAGATTTTATTAAAGCTTGCCAACATTCTGGCATTGACTTGTTGGTTACATCTACATATAGGGATAATGAAAGCCAGGATGCACTATATGCTCAAGGTAGAACCACAGAAGGAAGAATTGTTACAAATGCTAAAGGGGGTGAGTCTTTCCATAACTATAGGTGTGCTATTGATGTTGTGCCTTTGGTCAATGGAAAAGCTGATTGGGATGGAAGTCACCCAGTTTGGGCAACAATAGGTGAATTAGGTGAACAAGCTGGTTTGGAGTGGGCAGGAAAATGGGTTCATTTTAAAGAAATGGCACATTTTCAATACACTGGTGGACTATCATTAGCTGAACTTAAAGAAGGAAAAACAATATCATGAAAAACTTTAAAATTACTGGTAAAACTTATGAGTCTCCTAAATCACATTATGTTGTTTTGAGAGAACATGAAAAAAAGACTGAGCATGAGTTGCACAGACTTGAAGACAAACTCAAAAAACATGAGCACTTGCCAATGGAAAAGGCACATCCAGAAAAGAGTTAATTTAAGCCATTCTGCCAATCTAAATAAGTTTTTGGCAAAGGAACATCTTTAGGATATAAATCAGATTTGATTAGGTTATATATTGTTCTAAGATGTGCCTCAAGCCAGAATTGTTCTTTTTCCTCTTTGTTTAGATAATGTCCTTGGTCTAAGGCATGGTGGCAATCCCAGCAGAGAGCCGCCACCATATTGTCATCAGCCTTGATGCTCCTACCTTTGCCATGTGCAGAGCTATTAGAATGAGCACCAACAACTGTTTGGTCATCAACTCCACAGGCTTGGCAGTGTAGGTATCTAATATTGTTTAAAAGTTTGGCACTTCTAACATATTGCCTTTTAGGGTTTGCTTTCAAGTTGAATTCCTTTCTGAGCACACCAAGCCTCTAACCAGTCCACAAATTGACTGGCTTGGTCTTTTGTAAAAGCACGGCTCTGAAGCCCTAACTGCACAATCCTATACCCATCTAAGGATGGAGCAACTTTGGAAGCTCTCAGACCTGTTTCTGAGGCAAATTGGTCTATTAAAAATCTTTTCCAGCTCTCCACATCCCACTTAGCTCCATAATGCTCTGCCTGCCTTGCTATGTCAGCAATAATTGCATGGAATTTGTCATTTTGGGCATGTGTTCTGGTTTCTTCTTGAACAGTCATAACTAGGGTTTTTCCTGATTCCAATGCTGTTTTCATTTTTGCCCACAAAGTTTTCATTAGGGCTGAACCTTGCTGGGGATTAACAAGTTTGTATTGCATATTAATCAACCATTATGTTTAACATTCTGAGGGCTGATTCAATACTATCCACAAGACAAAAAGCTCCTCCTTTCCAATTTTCTGCAAAGTGCTTTTGGTTAGCATTAAATCCTTTTTTCCCATAAGAAGTGTCTAAGTTTTTGACCTCCATGAGCAATGTCTGATCATGATACCCAACTAAAAGGTCACAAGGCTCTTTGATGTGGTAAACAGTAGCTCCAACAGCTCTGAGAGCTTCCACAATGGCTTTTTGGTTATTATCAATCCTGCTTGCTGTTCTCATCTTTTAATTCCTTAATTTTTTGAGCTACATCTTTTGCCAAATTTTTTAGCAATGGTTCTGTTTCTTGTTTTTGTTTAACTGCATACCTTACATAATCAATCCATCCATCTCTTAAAGCAAGTTGAGCATAAAATTTGACTATTTTTTGATATTCAGCATCCCAATCAAACATCTTCAAAAATCCATTTTCTGAGCACATTTGTTCTTTTTGTGCCAATGTTTCTTTGCCTTTTAGGAACTTCATGCTTGATGGGCAATTTATTGGGTAAAAGTCTTTTTTGAGCTATTTCCCAAGGTGGTAGTAGTTGCCAAATAGTTTTAGAAGTCATTTAATATTCTGCATGTTCATGTTTATTTCTTAAAGCCTGTTGTGCAAACTTTAATGAAATTGGTCTAACTTTTTCACCAGACTCATATCTATCAATAATCCTTTTTGCCCATCCTTTTGGATCACCCTCATACTTTTTATAAAATAAATCATAGGGACTTGGTGCATCACAATAGGCATTAAAACAAGATTCACAAGTAGTTCCAAAGTTTATTAAGACTGAATTTAACTGCCTGGACATGCACCTAGAACATAATCTATAGACTTCTTTTTCTGGTTCATTCTGAGTTTCTGATTTTTTAAAGCTCATTTGTTGTACTTCCCATCAATGATTTTTTGAAAATTACTAGCGTTTACCACCCATTCCAAATCTGGCTTCCAGGTTCTATCCTTGCTCTCGAACCCATTTGCCAGTTTTGTATCTTTTGCGATGTACTCAAAAAATGAATCCCACCATTGAATTCCTTCTTCTAAGTTTGTATAGCCATCAGAGTAATTGGAGTACTTGCTTGCCTGTATCCAACGATTTTTAAGGTTTGACTGCCGACTGCCTTCCCAGGTTCTTGGTTGTGTTAAATGTGGCAAATGCTTTTTCCATAATTCTAAAATCTGCTGACTAGGACAAGGGGGAAACTTGTTTCCCACCTGTTTAGTATTTAATTTGTGTAATGTATCTTGTGTTATGGGTAATGTGTTATGTGTAGCATTGCATTCGGATTGCGTTTGCAATGCGTTCGCATCCTTTTTCCATCTAGCATTAGCACTTTCTCTTGCTTTTGCTGATTTTTCACCAGTTTTTGCAATTTCTTTGTCTGCTCTATTGGAAATCCAACCAGAATCTGTAAGAACGAAAAATTCTTTTAATACGGTCGTTATACATTCGCTATGCGACCGCATCCTTATTTGCCTAGATATTTTAGGTATATCGTCAGGAATTGAAGTTTCATGTAAGTAATACCAATCAAGAAGCCTACGATAAGCTAGATCTTCCATTTCGGTTAAATGGGATGTATGACTTTGATAGTCACCAATATTAAATTGATAGTAGTGCATTTTGCCGCCTAAATTTTCCGCCTAAAAAGAAACAATGGCAGGAGGGCGGTACTCTTTTCGGTTTGCTCATGACTTCAAACCTAGCCTTGTTCAAATTTATTCTAACGTAATTCATTAAACCATTCAGGTTTTATTACTTTTAATTGATAAACTCTCAATTGAGGGATTTTTTTCCAACGAGAAACCGCAGCTATGCTAATGCCCAAAAGGTTAGCCAAGGCCGTTACGCTACCCGCTAATTTGATTGCAGTTTGTTTATTCATATTTACATTTTAACATAAATTAACTTTTTTAAAACAAATAACCCCTAATATTCATGGGGTTTATGAAAATATATTTTAAATTGTTGTTAATCTATGTTAATATTCAGTTATTCCCTAGCGCAACGCATAAGGGTATTTTTAGGAAACATTATGAAAGCAAATTATTGTAAAGAAACTGGGTTTTGGTTTGTATCAGGTTTTAGTGGATACAAATATTGGGGGCATTCTGCTCGTGCAGTTGAATTATTAGCTCAATCTTATTTTTACAGATAAAAAATAAATTAAGACTAAATCAAGGAAACATTATGAGCAATAGATCATTTTATGAACCAGATGGTGACTATGATGAAGACCCTGAGATTGCAGAATTAAGGGCTAAAGATTTTTTTGAAAAGCAGTATAGAAGTCATTATTTTGCACATCCACACTGCAAAGACCCTGACCATCCAGGATGCCCAAATTGCGAACCAGAGGAATTTGAAGATGACAATTAAATTCAGAAAAGGGGATATTAATCCCACAACAAAAACATTTCCAAGAACACTAGCTGAGGCATTTCCTGAGCATCCAGAGCCAAACTTTGAGCAAGAAGGCTTTGACAAAGAAGACAAAATGGTAATCATAGCCTGCTTTGTTATTGCATTTATTTTATTTATTTTATTTACATGGGGAACATTATGACTAATCAAGGTGGAAAGTTAATAGCAACAGCATTTGTGAAAGCACAGAAAGAGTTTGGACCAGCTCTAAAGTCCAGCACTAACCCACACTTTAAATCCAAATATGCAGACCTTTCAGCCTGTGTGGAGGCTGTAATTGATGCTCTTAATAACAATGGCATAGGGATGATGCAAAAACTTTATGAAAATGCAACTGGAGTAA